CTGATCGTGGTGGCAGAAATGATGCTCTAAATATCGCCATCATTGATAACTCTGGTTCTGTATCTGGTCAACCTGGTACTATTCTAGAGACCTTTGGTAACCTATCTAAGGCAGAAGACGCTCAAGTTTCTTCTGCTGAGAATGTTTACTATAAGGATATTCTCGCAGATAACTCCCAATATATCTACGCTGGTACATCTCCTGCGGTTTGGGATAGTTATCATGGCACTGAGGCGGTTCCTGGTGGTTTTAATACTGGATTTAGTACTTCCACCTCTGGTGCATGGGGTCAGGATTCTCCCCGCATCTTTGATTCTGTTGGTAACCAAACCTACACCTTGCTGCATGGTAAGGATTACAGCGGCACCAACAACGAAGGTCAGTATAAAGCAGAACTTGGCAACCTAATTAATGGTTATGCCATGTTTGAAGATCCTAATGAGTCTGACATCAGATTCCTTCTACAAGGCGGCGGTTCTCTATCTAAGGAAGAGGAGCAAGCAAAAGCACAAAAACTGATCAACATTGCCGAGAACAGAAAGGACTGTATTGCATTTATCTCCCCCAACAGAGATTCTCTGGTTGGTAAGACTCTTGCACAGCAATTGTCTAACACACTTTCTTTCCATGCACCACTAGCATCTTCCTCTTATGCAGTTCTAGACTCTGGTTATCAGTACGTCTATGATCGCTGGAATAAGCAGTTTATCTACATGCCAACCAGTAATGATGTTGCTGGTCTCTGTGTAAGAACTGACCTCAACCAGTTCCCCTGGTTCTCTCCTGCTGGTACTGCTAGAGGTACGCTTCTTAATACAATCAAACTGGCATACAACCCCAGTCAGGCAGATAGAGATAGACTCTATTCTAACAGAATTAATGCTATCACTGCGGTTCCTGGTTCTGGTATTGTATTGTTTGGTGACAAGACTGCACTTGCATATCAGTCCGCATTTGACAGAATCAACGTTCGCCGCCTGTTCATCACGATCGAAAAGGCAATCGAGTCTGCTGGTCGCGATCAACTCTTTGAATTCAACGATGCTGGCACAAGAGCAAACTTTGTAAATATCGTTGAACCTTATCTCCGTGATGTTCAAGCAAAGAGAGGCATTACAGATTTCCGACTGATCTGTGATGAGTCTAATAATACCCCCGATGTTATCGACAGAAATGAGTTTGTCGCAGACATCTATGTGAAACCTGCACGTTCGATCAACTTCGTTGGTCTGACATTTGTTGCTACGAGAACTGGGGTCTCGTTTGAAGAAGTAATCGGCAACGTTTGATCTAAGGAGGAACCCAACTAATGGCACTACAAAACACGCAACAAATTTTAAGCAGCGCAAGAACTATTGATTCCTTCAAGAACAGGTTGACTCAGGGCGGCGCTCGCCCCAACCTGTTCGAGGTTGAACTCAATTTCCCTGCGGCAATTCCTGGTCTTGACGAGATCAAGAAAGATACTTCTTATAGAATGATGATTAAGGCAGCACAGTTGCCCGCATCTAACCTGGTTAGCATTCCCGTTGCTTTCCGTGGTCGTCAGTTGAAAGTTTCTGGTGACAGAACTTTTGATCCCTGGCAGATTCAAGTCGTCAACGATGGTGACTTCAAGATTCGTGAAGCATTTGAAAAGTGGGCAAACTACATTGTTAAAGTTTCTGATGGTTCGGGTACTGTAAACCCCGCTGACTATCAGGTTGACTGGGTTGTTCATCAATTGGGTAGAGCACCCTTTACTGATGATGCAGTAAATAATAATGAAATCCCTAAACTGAGATCTTATAAATTCTCTGGTTGCTGGCCTTCCACCGTTGGTGCTATTGATCTAAGTTATGAAAGTGTCGATACAATTGAAGAATTCCCTGTAACTCTAGAAGTTCAATATTGGGAAGCATTTAATGCAAATCAACAGGATTCTGTAGTCTGATAAATAGATCATAAGCAAACATCAGAGTCCATTAGACTATGGCAAAACTATTTGGTTTTGATATTGAAGACGATAACAGTCTACCTAAATCTGCTGTGTCCCCCGTTCCTCAGAATAATGAGGACGGGGTTGACTATTATCTAAGTAGCGGATTTTTTGGTCAGTACGTTGATATTGAAGGCGTATACAAAAACGAGTTTGATCTAATTAGAAAATATAGGGACATGGCGTTGCACCCTGAGTGCGACACCGCGATCGAAAACGTTGTTAACGAAGCGATCGTTTCGGATCTTAATGATTCTCCTGTTGATATTGATCTTGAAAATCTAAACGCCAGTGATAACCTAAAAAGTGTTATCCGTAAAGAATTCAAGTACATTAAAGATCTTCTTCAATTCGACAAAAAATCACACGAAATTTTCCGCAATTGGTATATTGACGGAAGAGTATATTACCACAAGGTTATTGATCTCAAGAAACCTGATGAAGGAATTCAGGATCTGAGATATATTGATCCCATGAAAATTAAATTCATGAGGGTCAAACCAAATAATAAGGACAAGTTCCAGACTGCACCAGTTAATGGTGCTAATGGGCAAGCAAATCCTGTTGTCGATGCAGACATTCAGGAATATTTTGTTTACTATCCTCAAGGTTCTGTTCAGAAGTATTCTTCTCAGTCGAAGGGTATCCCCATTGCTAAAGATGCAATTACCCATGTTACTTCTGGTCTTGTAGATAGAAACAAGTTTCTAACTCTATCATATCTACACAAAGCGATCAAGTCTCTCAATCAACTCCGCATGATTGAAGATAGTCTTGTTATCTACAGATTGTCTCGCGCTCCAGAGCGTAGAATTTTCTATATTGACGTTGGTAATCTACCCAAAGTCAAAGCGGAGCAGTATCTCCGTGACGTTATGAATCGTTATAGAAATAAACTAGTCTATAACGCAGATACTGGTGAGATCAAGGATGACAAAAAGTTCATGTCTATGTTGGAAGACTTCTGGCTTCCTAGGCGTGAAGGTGGTCGTGGCACAGAAATCTCCACGCTGCCTGGTGGTCAGAACCTTGGTGAACTGACTGACGTTGATTATTTCCAAAAGAAACTCTATAGATCTCTGAATATTCCCGACACCAGAGTCGGTGGTAATGATGGATTTAACCTGGGTCGTTCCAGTGAAATTCTACGTGATGAACTAATGTTCAGTAAGTTCGTTGGTCGTCTCCGCAAGAGATTCAGTATGATCTTCCTGGATATGCTGAAGACTCAACTCATTCTGAAAAACATCTGTACTCCTCAAGACTGGGAGAAGATGGCAGAACATATTCAGTTTGATTATCTATATGATAATCACTTTGCTGAATTGAAAGAGACTGAGTTGATGACTGAAAGATTGAACCTTATGGTTGCAATCGAACCTTATATTGGCACTTATTATTCCAGAGATTACGTTAAGCGTAAAGTTCTCCGTCAAACCGATCAAGAGATCGTTGATATGGAGAAGGAAATGGAAGATGAGAATGAGCAAGGTATCGGTGTCCCTCTCGAAACTCAAAATCAAATTATGCAAGGTCGTATGAATAATTTGGGTAACGATCAAAAGGAACCTGATCTAGAATCTCAGGGTAGAAGAGCAGACGCGGAAGCTGATAGAAAGACTTCCGTAGATATCAAGAAAGCAAAGATATAAATAAATACAGGAAAATTGGAGTTTATTTAATGGATTCTACCGTTGATTTGGTTAATATGATGCTGGGCGATGCTTCATCTTCTGAAGTTTCCGACAAAATTAAAGAAATTTTGTACAGCAAATCATCTGAAAAATTGGATAATGCGAAACCTCATATTGCTAATGCAATGTTTGGTAATGAAGTTCCCGATGAAACCGAAGAAGAATGAGCGCATCACAACCACTTAAAGTTTTTAGTATTGTCGGACCAATTCTCAGTAATAACGCTACTCGTGTTACTGGGGATCGATACATTGTTAGAACTGGTCTACTACACGCTTCTGCTGCCGCAGGTAAGGATGGTGGACTAGTTGGTGTTTGTAACACTACGACTTCCAATGTGGGTGTTACTTCTGTCCACGTGAATAAGGCGGATGACGTTCTTCTTAGATACGCTCACCCAAAACAAGCAAAGATTACTGGTATCACAACTGGAGCACAAACCACTCTGATTGTTGATAGTCAGGATACTAAGTTTACTGTAGAGGATAGAATTACTATTCTTGGTTCTTCGGTTGGTATTTACAATACTACTCTACAGCATGTACAGGTCGTATCTGTAATTGGAAGTCAACTTTCTAATAATTATCAAACCAAGATTGTTGTTGACGCAGATACTAGTTCGGGTCATGCAGCATTTACTGGTGTTGCAACAGCATATAAATCGGTAATTCCAGTTTTAAAACCAGAGTCCAGCAACGGTTGTGAAGCATACTTCGCAGAGGTACAACTAGCATGAAACTAATCACAGAAGAAATCGAATCGGTAGAAATTATTACCGAAGAACAAAACGGCAAAAAAACTCTGTATATTCAGGGTCCTTTCTTGCAGTGCGAAATTACTAATCGCAATGGTCGCATGTATCCCATGCAAACCATGGCAAAGGAAGTTGCTCGTTATACTGAGTCTTTTGTGAATAAGGGTCGTGCTCTAGGTGAACTTGGTCACCCCGATGGTCCTTCTATCAATCTTGATAGAGTGTCTCATAAAATTGTTGGTCTTTATCAAGAAGGTAACAATTTTATCGGTAAGGCACAAATTCTTTCCACACCCATGGGTAAGATTGCATCTTCTCTTCTTGGTGAAGGTGTAAAACTCGGTGTCTCTTCTAGAGGCATGGGTTCCATCTCTTCTAAAAATGGCGTGAACGTCGTTGGCGAAGACTTTATGCTGGCAACTGCTGCTGATATTGTAGCAGATCCTTCTGCACCTGATGCATTTGTTGACGGCATCATGGAAGGTAAAGAGTGGGTTTGGGAAGGAGGAATCCTTCGCGAAGCACGTTGTGAGCAAGTTAAGAAGCAAATTAATACCCTAGTTGACCAGAAAATGCTTGAGGCAAACAAACTTCGCCTCTTTGGTAATTTCTTGTCAAATATCTAGGTTTATAAATAACTTAAGAACAATAACGGAATAATTACTTCGGAGCAGTTCATCAGATGAGTAACGATCTACAGGAAATGGAGAACCAGGTAACAAGAGGCGCTGCAGCCGCTGAACCTATGCAGAAAGTTTCGGGTTATGTTCCCGATGCTGGCAGTATTGAAGATCTGGGTGGTCCTACTCCCCAGAACAGCAATCCTACTGATGATAGCAACAAGTTGGCAACCCCAACCAAAACTATCAAGCAGGTTAAAGATGTTGTAAACAAGGGTGCAAAACCCGCTGACCCCATGCCCAAGGCTCCTGCTTATGCAGAAGAGACCGAAGAGGAAGAGGGTACAGAAATTGTTGCTGAAGCAGAGACTACCGAAGAGGAAGTCGTTGCAGAACAGCAAGAAGAAACTCTAGAACTTGACCTTGAAGAAGATGTAAATGCACTTCTTGAAGGCGAAGAACTCTCCGAAGAGTTTAAAGAAAAAGCAACTATCGTCTTTGAAGCAGCAGTCCGTTCTAAGATTGCTGGTATTCAAGAGGCACTTGAAGCGCAGTACAATGCTGCACTTCAAGAAGAGATCGAATCTGTGAAGAGCGATCTAGTTGAGCGTGTTGACGCTTACCTAGAGTACGTTTCTGAAGAGTGGATCTCCGAAAATGAACTCCAGATCGAATCTGGAATCAAGGCCCAAGTAGCAGAAGACTTCATGTCTGGTCTCAAGGGTCTTTTTGAAGAACATTATGTGTACATCCCTGAAGATAAATACAATGTGCTAGATGCTATGGTAACCAAGCTTGATGAGATGGAAACCAAACTCAACGAGCAGATTGATAGAAACGTTGCACTGAACAAACAACTTTCTGAGTCTGTCTCTGGCAATATCCTCGATGAAGTATCTGAGGGTCTTGCACTGTCCCAAAAGGACAAACTCGCTTCTCTTGCAGAGGGCGTTGAGTTTGCTAGTGAGGAACAGTATCGTGAGAAACTGGTGACTCTACGTGAGTCATATTTTCCAAACCAGACTGCAACGGAGACTTCTGAGCAAGTCCTTACCGAGGAGGCAGTCGTAGATCATGGTTCGACAATGAATGCTTATCTGAGAGCACTCACTAAGTATTCTAAGTGATTATAATTAACACTTTCAAGTAAAAACGGAGACACAAAGCAATGTTCATGTCTGAACAGTTGCAGAAAAAGTGGGAACCTCTCCTTAACGCTGAAGGTCTTGAGCATATCAAAGATCCTCATCGTAGAGCGGTTACCGCAGTTCTGCTAGAAAACCAAGAATCTTTCCTTCGCCAGGAGCGTGCGCTTCTAAGCGAAACCCCTACAGTTAACACCGACCCCGCAGGTACTGGCAACCCTGGTTTCTCGGGTAGTGCAGCAACCTCCCCCGTCGCTGGTTTCGACCCCGTTCTGATCTCCTTGATCAGACGCTCCATGCCTAACCTGGTCGCATATGACCTCGCAGGCGTTCAACCCATGAACGGTCCTACTGGACTCATCTTCGCAATGCGCTCCCGCTACAACAGCCAGAGCGGCGCAGAAGCACTGTTCAACGAACCCGATTCGGCGTTCTCTGCACAGAACAACAATGCTTACAACCTCACCCAAGGTGATTACACTGGCGGTACTGATGGTGACAGCAGCGTTGGTTTCGGTACAACTGCACAGAGCGGTGTAAACCCTGCTGTTCTTAACGGCGGTTCGGCAAACGAGTATAACGTTGGTCAAGGTTTCAGAACTTCTGAGCTGGAAGCACTAGGTGACAACACCACCACCAACGACTTCAACGAGATGGCTTTCTCGATCGAGAAAGTTACCGTTACCGCAAGATCCAGAGCACTCAAGGCTGAGTACTCCTTGGAACTGGCACAAGACCTCAAGGCAATCCATGGTCTAGATGCTGAAGCGGAACTCGCAAACATTCTCTCCACAGAGATTCTTGCTGAGATCAACCGCGAAGTCATCAGAACCATCTACAAGGTTGCTGAAGCTGGTGCTCAGCAGAACGTTGCAACTCAGGGCGTATTTGACCTTGACGTTGACTCCAACGGTCGCTGGATGGCAGAGAAGTTCAAAGGTCTTCTGTTCCAACTAGAGCGCGATGCTAACGCAATCGCACAAAGAACTCGTAGAGGGAAGGGCAACATCATCCTCTGCTCCGCAGACGTTGCTTCCGCACTCTCCATGAGTGGTGTTCTCGATTACAGCCCTGCACTTAACACTGGTCTCCAGGTTGATGACACTGGCAACACCTTTGCTGGTACAATCAACGGTAAGTACAGAGTCTACATCGACCCCTATGCTGCTAACCTAAGTGCTGATCAGTACTACGTTATCGGTTATAAGGGTACTACTCCCTACGACGCTGGTCTGTTCTACTGCCCCTACGTTCCTCTCCAGATGGTTCGTGCAGTTGGTCAGGACACCTTCCAACCCAAGATCGGTTTCAAGACCCGCTACGGCATGGTCGCGAACCCCTTCGCACAAGGCACATCCCAAGGTTTCGGTGCAATCGCTGCAAGCAGCAACCGTTACTACAGACGTGTCAAGGTTGCAAACCTCATGTGATATCGGGTCACATACTTTCGGGACTCCTTCGGGGGTCCTTTTTTTATGCCCATAAATAGTCAAAAAAGTTGTTATGAGATACGTAGTAACTGGTGTCGGTAGGTGTGGAACTACTTTTTTGATGCTAATTTTATGTAAGTTAGGTATAGATACTGGATTTGATTTTGAATCAGAATCTCATAGATGTAAACATAAAAAATGCAATTCTGGATTTGAAACTGGTAATTTAAGTTTGACAGTTACAAAATCTCCAGGATATGTTTTACATAAGCACATGAGGGACAATATAAGAAAAGGATATTTTAT